GGACCATTAGGTACATTAAGTGTTTTACCTAATATATAATCTCTGAATTTTTTAGTCGAATTAAAGTCTAAGTAACTTGGCATTATATTTTATAATAAATAGATTTATTTAGTTTTTTGGTGGTGTTGTATATTCGTCGTTACCTGAGTTTATAAAATCTTCCTTTACACTTGCGTCTCTGATAATTTGTCTAGTCCAACCATCCATTAATGCTTCAGATGATTTAGCCGAAACTTCAACCTTTACAACTTTTGTTGTATTTCCAGCAGTCTGTTTAGCTTCGGCAGCTTTCTTTTCTGCTTCAGCAACATTCATTGCACTTGTTTCTGTTGTGGCGGTACCTTGAGTTTTTGGTTTTTCACCTTTAAGTTCTCCAATATAATTACTAACCACCTTATTAAGGTTGTCGGTCATTTGAATTGTTCCTTTTGAAAATCCATCTGCAGTTTCTTTAACAAATTTCTGAGCATCTTCTCCTGTTAAACCAGCAGCTTCTGCCGCTGATTTAGCCATATTAACCGCACGACTTCTTGCTGTTGCAGCCATAAATCCAATATCTCTTTCTATGTTTTCCATTGCACTTAACTGTCCTCTTGCAATATCTTGTGTGGACATTTCTTCAAATGCCTTTTGGTTTGCTAATAATGTTGTTTTTTGTGCATTTGTTAAATCTTCTAAAACAACTTCTGTTTGTCCACCTAACTCACTCATTAAAGATTTAGGAACCTCAATAACCATTTTACCATCTTTCATTTGTGATAAGTTAGTTAAAAATTCTCTTTCCTTATCTTCCATCACCAATCCACTTGTCATTAGGGCACTAGCGGCTGCAGATCTCTCAGAGGCAGCAATTGCACCTTTAGCTAATTCTTGATACGATATTCCTAATTCACTTGCCATTGCTTTGGCCTTTCTTAGGTTAACACCTGTAATTTCAAATCTACCTTGTTCTTGATTATATGTGGTTAATGAGCCTGCAGCACCGATTAATGCATCTTGTAATCCTTCCACATTATTGGTTGCCATGTACATTAATTTTATTGGGTCCGCAAAGTCTCCCATTGCACCACCCAATACCGATAAATTTGCACTTAATTCTAACGCACCTTCAGGACTAAAAACTTTATCAGCAACTTGATAAACAGAATCCATACTTATTCTAAATTCATTGGCCTTTTGAACCATTCTATTTAATCCTTGTACACCATTTGCAAATCCGAATTCATTTAATTTTCCTAAATTGTCTCTTAAATCTTGTGTTGTTTTTTTACTATTCAAACCTAAAGACAATGAAGATTTACCAGCAGTATCAATAGCCTTTGTTGCGTCCGAAGCACCAAGACCAACTTTTTCAAATTGACCAAATACTCTACCCATTTCACTTAAATCTCCAACAAAGGACCTTGCAGTTGCCGCCGCTTGACCTATCGTTTCTTTTGATATAAGATTAAATCTACCCGATTCTGACATCATATTTGTCATCATATCGGTTAATTGTTGCATTCCATACCCTAATCTAAGTGTTGATGGATATGCATCTATAATTTCTTCTCTTAAACCTTTTGAAAGTTCTCCTTGCATACCAACCTTTTCGTTGATATCTGTTCTTAATTGAGCTTCTTGTTTTAATTGGGTTTCTATTGCACCAGCAGCGGTTTCAACCAATCTACCAACTATTCCCATTATTCCTTGAGTAGTTTGTCCTTTTTTATTAATAATATCTAACATATTACTAATTCTAAACATTTCACCTTCGGAGTATTGTGATGTTTGTGTTTTTTGTGTGTCTATTGTACCTCTTACAAAATCAACAGCTTTATTTCCAAAATTTTGTTTGGATATATCTGGAGTATTTGTTGTACCTAATTTTTCATTATATAACTTCCATGTACCTGCTAATGATGCCCCATCGGAGCTGTCTCCCTTATACGCTTTACCAAATTCTTTTTGATACGCATCAGCAAACGCAATTTTGAAAGCGCTTTCATTTGTAATTCCACTAGGTATTCTGCTTAATAATCCCATATCATATAAATAGATGTTTAATTATTTCCATTTTCTAATGATATTAAATATTGTATATAATAACGTCTGATATATACAGGCATAGAAAGGATATCTCCATATGAGAATCCCCTTTTAACTAAAAATAAAATCTCGTCTAACTGTCCCTTTTTATAATCCGTAGAAAGGACGAAAAAACTCAACCCCGAATCCAATTTCAACTTGGATTGTGTCTCCTGACGGGGTGGTTGCTGTTTGGGTTAAATCTAACCCCGGTTTATTTTCATTGATAAATTTTCTAAAATCTTGTGAATCTTTGATTGGCATATTTTCAATAAAGTTTCTAATGTTCATTAGGTCTTTATTGCCTGCAACCGATTTAATCATCATCTCAAGTTGTTTAGTAATAATTGGTGGTACTCCGTTACCATTCCAACTATCTTTAATTTGGTCAAGTTCTTTTTCTTGTTTCTTGGAAATGAATTTAAATGTTATATCCAATTTTGATTTTTCCATAAAATATGAATATTCACCATTTGCATCTGCAACTAAAGTAAAGTCCTTTGTTTTTAATGTTGATAAATCTAATTCAAAATCAAACTGTTCCCCTGTTTTTGGGTCTGTTGATGTAACTTTATAATCACTACCAAACGAGGTATTCCTTAAAAATATTAAAATTGCTTGCCTATCTTCTTCAACTATATCATCAATAGATAAATCTTTATCTAAAATTTTTCTTTTTAGTAATTCATCAACAACTTTGTTAGTTGCAATTAAACTTGGGGACGATAAGATATTTTCATCCGCCGCGGTTAGATACGCAATTCTCGCCGATTTTTTATTGTTTGCATAATGAATACCTCTACTAGGTAATTCAACTACATCATAAGCAATGTTGGGGTCAATTCTAAATTCTTCCATAGTACAATTTAAACTATAAGTAGATTAAAGTAAAGTTTTTGCATAAAAAAACCGATAACCCATTAGACAGATTTACTAATTTGATTATCGGTTTTAGTATTAAATAGAAACTATTAGTATACTTGAATACAACGGTCCATTCTCAAGTTACAAGTAATTTGAGCTAAAGCGTCATTGTTGTAATCTAAATCACCAAAGTTTAAGCTTGTTAAGAAACAACCTTGGATAATCCATTTTTCAACAACAACTCCCGTTGGGTCAAGCATTTCAAGTTCAATGTCTTTTTTGTATCCAGCAGCATATCCCATTCTACCTGTTACTGATTCTGCATGTAAACGGAACCATTCCATTAATGCTTGAGATGCTGATGGACCGATTGGGTCCTTAAAAGTAACACTCATTTCTTCCCAAGTAAATCTACCAGCAACATAAGTTGAAGTATTCAAGAAAGGAATCTCTGTTGAGTTAATTTTAGCTGAAGGTCTTTTTGTTGAAGATACATACCACTCGTTAATTCCCAAAGATGAAGGGAATCTAAGAATAAATCTGTTCTGTCTTTTCGGTTCGTAAGGAACCGGCATTTTCATTAGTAAATCTGCCATTTTGTATTTGTTAAATTTTTTGTTATTTTATACTTCTTATAAATATATGTTAATTGGAAATAAATTTATTTTTAGTTAGGTACTTGATTTTATCAATTATTTTTCGTAGTTTTTTACAAACCCTCCAGTATTCCAGTTCCAGTAATAAATAATATATCTAGTTTTTAATAAATTAATAAATTATTAAATATTAAATAAATACTAGTATAACCAGTTCTAGATTATACTAGTATATACTGGGTGCAGTAAAACAATCCAATCATTATACAAAAGGTTCCACGTGGAACGTTCCACAAATAAAGAAGGAGGTCCAAAGACCCCCTTCCTATTTTTATATCTCCTTTTAGATTAGATATTCTCAAATGAAGCTCCTGTCGGAGTGATTACAAATTCAACATCAATAAATTCAAGAGAACGAGTAGGTTTAATATAGATTTTACCTCTCAATGTGTTTGCATCAATATCTTCTGGGTCGCTGGAAACAGTAACTTTGAATTCGTACAAACCTCTTTCTTTCTTAATTGAATCCAAGATAGGGTTAACTAATCTCAAGAACTCTTGTCTTACTTGCTCATCATTTTGTTCAAATAGTAATCTAACCGCAACTGCAGAAATTAATTTTCTTGCTCTCAATAACAATCTTCTTACGTTGATTCTATCAAGTGCAGATTCTCTAACTTGTAACGTTTTGTTACCCCAAATAATTGTACCTGTATCAGAGAATGTTGCGATTGGGTTAATTCTATTCTTATATAATTCATCTCTCTCATCAAGAGTTAATTTTTTGGTTGCTTTAATTGCATTTACCAAACCTCTTGAATAACCCGCAACTGCGAACCAAGGATAAGAAACATTGTCAGTTAATGCGATATTCTTCAATACCTCACCTGTTGGTGGGATGTAAAGTTGAGTTGCATTATCAGTATCTCTTACTTGAATCCAAGGCCAATATGTTGCAGAATAGTTAGAATCGATAGATACGGTATCTAATTCACCAACAACGTCAGCGGCTGCTGTTGTACCTGTAATGTTAGGAGAGTTCATGATATACAATGAATCTGCTCTATCATTCTCAATCATATCAATTGCTTGATTTACTAAAGAACTATGGTCACGGAAGTTAATACCCGGAGTAGCAAATACGTTAATATCAACCGCTTCAGGGTTAGCAAATGTGTTAATAGCATCTAAGTAAGCATAATAGTCAGAATTACCTGAATCAGGACTAAACACCCCACTATATGCTCCGTTTGTTCTATTATTAGTATATGTTGTTTTACCAAAAATATAAGAATCAGTATTAGTTCTAGATGTTCTATAGATATCCCAACCATCTGTACCACCACCTGTTGCAAATGTAAATTTACGGTATGCAATATTATCTAATTTTCCTTTTGAAGTACCTTCTAAATCGTAAGGTGTACATTGATATGTAGTTCCTGTGATATCGGTCGCGTTAACAGATAAGTGGAAACCAAAAGTTTCGGTTGTACCACTTGTACCTTTATATTTAAGTAAATCTTTATCAAAACCAACTTGAGACGATAATCCCAACATTACTTTCTTTACTTTATCTCCACCTTCGATATTTTCAGTACCATTTGCATTATATGTTACAACATCACCAGCATCGTTATAATCAGTTTTATAAATAACACTACCCAATGTTGTTCCACTAAAGTTTTCATTGTTAACGAATCCTTTAAAACCAGCTGGGAATGCATCTGATGGATGATTATCCGCCAAAGATAACATTATGTATTTTGAACGTAATTCATACTCACCGTCCGCTGTACCTATTTTTCTACCAACAAAACCTGGCATGTCAGGATTCATAGAACATCTTGAATATTTTTCAAGAACTACCATATTGTCATCTGTATCGTTAAAATCACGAACTACAATATCAAATTCACCTGAATCCAAATTAATATTTTGAACTGTTATTTTAACTTGATAGTTAGAACCTTCACCGTCTGAAATTGTAATTACTTCAAATAAATCGGAAACTTTTCCACCACGAACCTCTGAAACCACCATTGGTGATAAAGATGTTGACCATTTACCAATAAAGTTAGAACCTTCGTTGTTGAATACTTTAGTGGTACTTAAACCTCTAATTAAACCTCTTTCATAAGCCGCCTTAACTAAATTAGGATAAGATTCGTATACATAAAGAGGAAAATCACTATATGTTTTATCAAATACATCAGAACCTAATACTTTTTTAACATATTTTGTTGATGTTGTATCTAATGTACAATTAAATGATTTTGCACCACCTGTTAAACCTGTTACATTAATTTGGAATTCACCTAATGGGTTTAATTCAATATCTGTAACTTCTGCTAATGAAACTTGTGTGGTTCCTGTTACTTCATAAGTTAATACTTCTGAAGCGTAACGACCTCTTGATCTTAATGTTAATACGGATACGTTATCGTAATCAGTATTTACCTCAGCACCAAACGTGTATTTTACAACATCAAATCTAGTTGCGCCTGAATTATACGCAAATTTATATGAATAAAGTTGATTTATAGTTGCTCCTGAATTGAAGAAAGTATTATACCATTCTTTATTATTAGGGGTTTCACTATATAGTTTACCTGTTAAAGGTGACACCACTTCTAATGTTGTACTAGGTAATGTTACACCTGAAGGCATTAACCCTATTGTAAACCATTTACCGTCGTCTGTTGTAGTAAACCCACTAAAATTTGAAACTATATAACTTGTTATTGATACACCTTCTGTTGAAGTTTTACCAGATAACTCACCATATATTGTACTTCCAGTGATTGTTGCAGTTGTTGCAGACATAGTGGTACTTCCTGATGTACTATAACTTGCATCCCAAGTTGCACCTGTTGGTGAAATACCACCTAATGTTTTTATTGCGAATGTTTTACCCGCATTATATCCAGTCAATCCAAGTACTCTTGTTACGAATAATTGATTTGACTCTTGTAAGTAAGATTTAGCTACGTAAGGTAATTCATATTTTGGGTTATTAGAACCGTCTCCGTATTTTTCAGGAGAAGT